AATTCCGTAGCAACCACTTTAGCAGAACAAACTTTAGTGACACTTCAGTTTACCCAACGCTTCCAACAGAAAAGGATGCATGGGTAACAGTAAGTGGCAACAAAAATGACGGTAGTCCTTATATGGGACGCAAGGCTGTTCGTAAAATTGTTGTTGCGGCATTATCAACAGCTATCGATACTAGTGAAGCACTTAGAGAAGATGCACGTAACTATAACATTATTGCGGCACCTGGATATCCAGAGTTAATTTCTAACATGGTATCACTTAATAATGATAGACGCAACACAGCATTTGTTATAGGTGACACAAGCATGAGACTTGCTGCTACCAGTACTGCAATCCAAAACTGGGCAAGTAATACTGCACAAGACACTGGAAACAGTGAGGACGGACTAGTAACTGCTGATGAATACTTAGGAGTATTTTATCCACCAGGACAAACAAATGACCTCAGCGGTAACACTATTGTTGTTCCAGCAAGTCATATGATGCTTAGAACTATTGCTAGAAGTGACGACCAGAGCTTCCCATGGTTTGCTCCAGCAGGAACAAGACGTGGACTAATTGATAATGCTAATGCAATTGGCTTTATTAACAGTGCAACAGGGGAATTTCAAGTAGACAACGTTAGAGAATCACTACGTGATACACTTTACAGTAATAGAGTTAACCCAATTACATTCTTTAATGGTGTTGGATTAATGAACTACGGTCAAAAGACTCGTTCAGCTACTACTAGTTCATTAGATAGAATCAACGTAGCACGTTTAGCAAACTACTTGCGTACTCAAATACAGGCAACTGCACTTGGATTTGTGTTTGAACCAAATGACAAGATTACCCGTGATGAACTTAAAGAGCAAATTGAGCAGATTATGAATGACTTGGTTGCAAAGCGTGGAATTTACGACTACTTGGTAGTTTGTGATGACACTAATAATACTAACACACGTATTGACAGAAATGAACTTTACGTAGATGTTGCTATTGAGCCAGTTAAGGCTGCTGAGTTTATCTTTATCCCAATTCGCCTTAAGAACACAGGTGAAATTGGAGCAGGTAACGTAGCTTCATCAAGTGCTGTTTAAAGTACTATAAACAACGAAATTAATGGGGGGTATACGTTTTACCCCCCATTTTTTGTGGACCATATTAGATAAATAATATTAATAGATAATATAGGAGACACGACACATGTCCGTTTCATCATTAACAAAATTCACTGTACCATTAGATAGTGATCAATCTGCAAATGCACAGGGCTTGCTAATGCCCAAGCTAAAATATCGCTTCCGTGCGTTATTTGAAAACCTTGGCGTGTCTACTCCCCGTACAGAATTAACTAAACAAGTTATGGACATTACCCGTCCAAACTTAACATTTGAAGAGATAGAAATTCCAGTTTATAACAGCCGTGCATATATTGCTGGTAAGCATTCATGGGATCCAATTACAGTTACCTTCCGTGACGACGTTAACGGTAGCGTTAGTAGATTACTTGGAGAGCAAGTACAGAAGCAGTTCGATATTATGGAACAAGCTAGTGCAAGTTCTGGTATTGACTATAAGTTCATTACCCGTATGGAAGTACTAGACGGTGGCAACGGCGCTAGTGTAGCAAACGTTCTTGAAACCTGGGAATTATATGGTTGTTTCTTAACTAACGTTAACTACAATGACCTAAACTACGCAGAAGCAACTCCTGTAACTATTACAGCAATGATTAGATATGATAATGCTATCCAAAGCCCGATTGGCGATGGTGTAGGTGCTACAGTAGCAAGAGCTATTGGCCAAACAGTTACTGGTTAATAACTTTTACCATAAATTTTTAAAGACCCTCTGAAAATTTCAGGGGGTTTTTTTGTAAAGTATACACATAATCTGACAGCATAAATAGCTGTAACAAGGAGATATCTGTGGCTAATGCTAATACTATTCTAAATGCTCTAGCAAAGGGCGATCAGATTAAAGACTTTGCTCATGCGGCGCGGTTGTTTATTGACAATAACTACGAGCTACAGCCACGCTTTAGTAATCTTTTTCATGTTGTTTTTAATCTTACCCCTCAGGCAGCAAAACTTTTTAACAATGTTGATAAGTTAGAAATTAACATGCTAGTTAAGACCATTGATCTTCCTACATTTACTATTGATACACAAACACATAATCAGTATAATAGACAGGTTCATAGCCAACATAAGTTAAATTATAATCCTGTTACTATAACATTTCATGATGATCAAAAAGATTTAATTAGAAGTTTCCTACATACCTATGCTAATTTTTTCTATAATGACAGCAAGTATAGTCTAGGGAGTGGCAACTATGATACAAATGATAGATATGGTGGATATAGAGGCACCGACTTTGGATTAAGTGAAGGAAACCAACGATTCTTTAAAGATATTAGAGTCTATACTATGTTACAAAAAAGATTTGCTGAGTACACACTGGTTAATCCTATGTTAACTTCATTTGGTCACGATAGTCATAGCTACGCAAACACTAGTGTAATGCAACATAATATGTCAGTTCAATACGAAACTGTAAAGTACGCAACAGGATTTGTAAACAATATTAACCCTAAAGGATTTACTGACATACATTACGATAAGTCTCCAAGTCCACTTGGCGTCTTTGGTGGCGGATTAGCTAATAGTGTATTTTTCCAAGGTGGACTTGTTGATGCGGCTAACGCAGTGACAACTGATTTATTTAACGGAAATATTCTTGGTGCTGTAATAAAAGGCGGGGTTATCTTTAACACCACAAAAGATGCTGATCTCGGAAGAGTATTAGAAAAAGACTTAGAACGAGTAGTTGGTAGCGTGTTGCGCGGCAAAAACCCACTATCAGATATAGTACTTCCTAATATTTTTGATCCACAAAATGCAACCTCAGGCGGCGAAAGGTCAGCATCAGGCTCTCCGGTAGACCGAACCGTAACGCCATCAAAGACTAATGTGGTAACTAGTAATGGTGGTAATATTCTTTCAACAGCGTTTAACGGCGTATCTGATTTCTTTTCAGAGACACTTAGCTTGGGTAATACAACTACTATTCCACGGTCAACATCGTCACCTGCAACCCCTGCTCGGCTAAGTGATTTTAGTAGAACACAAGTTGGGCCGGCATTATCAGGTAGAAATATAAGATTACAACAAATAAACGATAGAATTACTACACTACAGACTCAACTTGCATCAGATTCGGAAAACACTAATATTCAAAGTGAAATAGCTGCACTAGAAGATCGGCGACGTTTAGAATTTAATCAATTTAGATAGAGGGTAATTAACATGACAACACAGAATACAGCATTACCATTAACAAACCCTCAGGACAGTATTGATCAAAGAGTTAGTGAATATTTTACTACGCAATTTTCTCCTCGTGGAAAATTTACTGACAGTGATTACGAATTAGTGAAAAGTTTTTGTGTTAACCGTACTAGTAGCGCAGATGCCGCCGCCAGCTTAATAGCCGCAATTTTAAATGCTACAAATGAGCTACAACTATATGCTGCTGATGTTATAGACAAGTTTGAAAACAGCGACACAAAAATTACAATTCCACTACTACTTAATGCTAGTAGAAAAGGCACAAGCCTGCTAGGATTTGTTAACGACAAAACTCCTCCGCCAACAGTACTGCAACAGGTAAAAACTTAAACCATGGCTAGTAAGTGGGCAAACGGACTCTACGAAGTAGCTAACCGTGACAAGTATGCTGGAAATAAACCGCCACGTTATAGAAGTAGTTGGGAACATGCGTTTATGCGGTTTGCTGACAATCATCCAAGTGTTATACAATGGGCCAGTGAGAGTATTCAGATACCTTATAGAAATCCATTAACAGGGAAGCATAGTGTATACGTTCCAGACTTTATAATAATTTACCAGGGTAAAGATGGCAAACGTCGTGGTGAGCTTATAGAGATAAAACCAAAAAGCCAAACATCATTAACAGAGAAAACAAGTCAACGAGATAGACTTTCGATAGCAATTAACCATGCTAAGTGGGAATCTGCGGCAAAATGGTGCAAACACAAAGGGTTGCATTTTAGAATAGTTAACGAGGCGGATATTTTCCATCAAGGAAAAAAGCGTAGATAAGTAATAGTATGACAAAAAAATTAGAAAACTTATTTGATTTAGCAGATGACAATACCCCAGAAATAACTGTTGAGGAGAATCTTAGTATTACTAACAAGGACACTGATGTTCCTAAAAAGCAAAACCTGCCTGAGATACAACACACATTAGCCGCAGTAGACAAAGTTGATGCGGCCCTTCCAACTATTCGTGACTTGGAAACTAGCGATGCTGAACTAGACGATATTGCGTCTACAGCTAGAAAAGCATATGACGACCTCATGGACCTGGGAATGAATGTAGAAGCTAGATTTAGTGGTGAGGTTTTTAATAATGCTAGCCGCATGTTGGATACTGCATTAACAGCAAAAACTAACAAGATTAATAAGAAACTTAAGATGGTAGAGCTACAGTTAAAGAAAGCAGCACATGATTTTAAAACTAAAGAAGCTGATTCGGATACTATAGCCGCAGATGGCCAGGGTGTTATAATGGATCGTACTGCTCTTCTTAACGAAATTCTAGGTAAAAAAGTATAAATATAATACAGGATGATTACATAAAATGAAAAGTTTAAAACAGTATTTAACAGAGAGTGAGCGCACTTATAACTTTAGAATTAAGATTGCTAATATGATCGAAGATGAAGTTATGGATAGGCTAGAAACTGCTCTTGAAAAATACGATATGAAGAGCCTTAGCAAGCCTAAGAAAACTCCTATCCAAGAACACCCAATGGATTTTCAAACATTGTCAAATGCTGAAGTTTATATTATGGATGCAGAACTACAATATCCAGTGTCTGCAAATCAACTTTATGAGTACATTAGTCAGTCTGTAGGTGTTCCTGCAAACCAGTTAGTTGTAATCAATAAAGATCATCCTGAAGAAATAGCTCGAGAACAGGCACTACAAGAAGAAGGCGAGGAATATCTTGCTAAACTTGATGATGTCGAATACAAAGATGCCGCTGACATAAAAGTTGACGACCACTTTGGTGATAAGTATAACGAAAATATGTTAAAAGAATTAGAAATTCGTAAGTACGAGTTTGCTGAGAAGGAATAATACAATGCACATGATTGATGTAATGAAAAAATTGCAAGAGATTGCAGAAGCTGGATACGATAACGAAGACATCCAGCGTGGTATTGACGCCGCAGGTAAGCACGTATTTAAGAAAAACGCTGAGCCTATCATTGAGACCCAAAGCCCAGCTCAAAAAGCTGCCTTCCAAAAGATGTTGGATGCTAAAAAAGGCGATAAGCCTAAAGATGACGAAGCAGTAGAAGAAGCTGTTGAAGCTGTTGACGAAGATTTAGTTGACGAAGCTGACGATAAAGAAGTAGAACATACTCATGAAGATGGAACTAAACATGCACATGAAAACGGTGATGCTGAGCATACACACGACGACGATATTCAAGAAGTTCATGAAGATGAAATTGATGAAGCAGTTGTAGAAGTTCCAGTAAACGAGCTAGCAGAACTTATGCAGTTAGCTGGTTATACAGACTATGCAGAAAAAATAGAAGAGTATGCTAACGAGCCAGATCCAGAATACATGGATGCTGAAGAGCAACTTGTTGGTCTCAGTGGTGGATTAAACGGTCCTAAGAAAGCGTATGCCGCCGCAGCAGGTGGTGATAATGCTATGGCACAAGAGCCACAGCAGGTGCGTGAAAACTCATTTGATAGTTTTTATGCAAAATACGATAAGTTTGTTAAAGAACTAAGTCAAGAAGACTAAACTATATACCAATACAAACACGAAACCTCCCTATACGGGGGGTTTTTTGTTGATACTAACATAAATACTGTGTGCTCATCAAAGTGTGAGACTTATGGAGACTAAACTCTGTAGACCTAGGACGTCATAAACTCTAAAGGAGAAAACAAAATGGCTTTAAGAAAAATTCGTGGCAAAGTAA